TATGTAAAATTACAAAGTGCCAATAGCACAGTTGATGTAAGTGATCTTACTTTCGATAGTTTAGACGTTACAAGTTATAAATCATTTAGAATTATAGGTTCTGTTTTGCCTGCTACAGACGAAGTTGTATTGTATTGTCGATTAAGAGCAAGCGGTTCAAGTTTAAGTTCATCAAGTTACCAATGGAAAATGTATGGCACTAACGCAGCTGGAAATGCTTTTACTTTGTCATCAAGTGGAGAAGATAAGGCACTTATAGCTAATAATGCGGGTAATGACACAAGAGAGGGAATGAGATTTGATATTTTAATAACTCCTAGAGTTTCAGGTGACGGCTTTCATAATAATTTTGGATTTACACAAGGTTGTAAGTATGAAAGTTCAACAGGTCTTGAAGGCTTTAATGCCGAATTTGTTTATAATGAAGATAGTGTTTCTGATGGTTTTACATTGTTTCATAACTCAGGTAATGTTTCTGAATATTCATACTGTCTTTATGGTATAAGAAGATAATGGCTAGATTTCACTTAATAAACGGACAAAGAGTTGCCTATACAGCAGAGGAAGAAACTGCAAGAGACAACGAGGAAGCTGCTGCTGTTGCCTATCAAACTGCAAATGGTTACAAAACAAAAAGGCAGTCTGCCTATCCTTCTCTAGCAGATTTTGCAGATGCAATGTACTGGAATAGTAAGGGAGATTCAACTAAACTAGAGGCATATTATGCAGCCTGTGAAAAGGTAAAAACAGACAACCCAAAGCCTAGTTAATTATGTCAGAACTTAAAGTCAACAGTATAAAAGGAACGGGAGCTAGTACAGCAGCTATCACGATTGATAGTTCTTCTGGAACGTGTACTGCTAATATTACTAATAACCTAAGTAATAGAAATTTAATAATTAACGGAGCTATGCAAGTGAACGAACATAGTGATAGTAATGCTGGTGTAGATGGTACTTTTGCTGTAGATAGATTTAAGTTTCAAAGAGAAAATACTGGTGCTAATTTTTCTATGACACAATCCACTACCTCTCCAGATGGTTTTTATAAAAGTCTTAAAGTGGATTGTACGGCTGCCGATACTTCAACTGCTTCCAATGAATTTGTGCTTTTATCTTATTCGATTGAAGCACGAGATTTACAAAGTTTAGCTTATGGTACATCAGGAGCAAAACCATTAATTCTTAGTTTTTATGTCAGGTCAAATTTAACAGGTACTTATGGTTTAAGTTGTATTCAAACCGATAATTCAAATAAAATATATGGTCGATCTTATACTATAAACTCTGCTGATACCTGGGAAAGAAAAACTATTTCTATTCCAGCAGATACGTCAGGTGTAATTAATGATGATACTGGTGTGGGATTTAAGATTAGCTTTGGTTTAACAATGGGTTCTACTTTTACAAGTGGTTCAGTTAGTACAGCTTGGGAAACTTATTCAAACTCAAAATTTGCTCCACAACATGCAGTGAATGTGGGTGGTAATACATCAAATGAATGGTTAATAACAGGAGTACAATTAGAAGTGGATCATACTGGGTCAGGCAAACCAACAGATTTTGAGCATAGGTCATTCGGTCAGGAGCTTGCTTTATGCCAGAGGTATTTTTATCAGGCAACAAAAGTTGGTTCAACTTCTGAAGTTACAAATAAACCTTTATGTATTGGGACAATGTTTTCAAGTTCAGATATGAGGGCAATAATTGATTTTCCTGTTGAGATGAGATCGGAACCTACTTTATCGTCAAATGATAATACTAATAGTTTTTATATACAAAGAGGTGGAGGTGCCGATTTCTTCGATAGGTTAGATACATATGCTATTACAAAGAAAAGAGCAACTGTTAGAAATTCTGCTCAAGTCAGTGGTACAGCAGGTTTCGCAGGGATCGTTGCTCAAGAAACTGGCGATTCAAATATATCTTTTAGTGCGGAGCTTTAATCATGACTAAATACCAAAAAATTAATGACACAATAAAAGGTCAAACTGTCACTCTTGCCATACTTTATGTTGATGAAGTAACTAAAACTAGAAAATCAATACCTCTTGATGAAGATAATATAGATTACCAAGAGTACCTTAAGTGGGTAGCAGAAGGTAATACTGCGGAGGCTGCTGATTAACAATGGCAATTATTCCAGGAAAAAAGAATTTTACTGTTGATCGGAGAGCAGACTTTCCTATTAAGTTGACATTTAAAGATTCAACTGGAACGGCAATAAATTTAACTGGATATACTGTGGCTGCACAAGTTTATGATGAATCACGCTCCACAAAATATGCAGATTGGACAGTAGCTTATACAGATAGAGCTAATGGAATTATTGATATTTCTCTTACAGATACACAAACAGCTACTTTTACTCCAAGTATTTTGTTTTATGACGTATTGTTAACAGAACCAGGTGGTAGCAAAAACTATTATTTAGAGGGTAAACTATTTATAAGTGAGGGTTACACAGCATGAGCAATCCTAATCAAGTTGTAGTTAGTCAGGTATCTGATGTAACTACAGTTGAAATCACAACGCAAGGTCCACAAGGTCCTGCTGCATCAGGGTTTGAATTTAATGGCGATAACAAAGTCGATGGTTCAATTCCTGTTTTTAATAGTTCAAACTCAAGATTTGAAGCTACTGCCACACACACAGTTCTAACACTTGTGGATGGTGGAAATTTTTGACATCCATTAGTATCATTAAACTAAAACACTATGGCTAACACAGTACGCATTAAGAGATCCACAGGATCTTCAGCACCAACAAGCCTTGCAAATGCTGAGTTAGCTTTTGCGGAAGGCAGTAAAAAACTATTTATCGGTATTGGAACGGGAGGAGCAGGAGGATCTGCTACAACTATTGAAGCTATTGGTGGAACTGGTAGTTTCTTTGACAAATCTACAGTACAAAATGCAAATAAAGTTATAGCTGGTCCAACAACAGGTAGTGATGCTGCTCCAACATTTAGAGCTTTAGTAGCTGCTGATATTCCCTCGTTAGCTCATACAAAAATAAGTGACTTTGATACAGGTGTACAGGCAAATAGATTAGATCAGATGGCTGCACCAACTGGTTCAGTTTCATTGAATAGCCAGACAATAACTAACTTAGCTGACCCCGTAAATGCTCAAGATGCAGCAACAAAGTCCTTTGTAGAGGCTACTGCACAGGGATTAGATGTTAAAGATTCTTGCGTGGCAGCTACTACAGCAAACATTACAATATCTACTGCTCTTAATAACGGAGATACATTAGACGGTGTAAGTCTTTCAACTAATGATCGTGTTCTTGTCAAAGACCAATCAACAGCTTCAGAGAATGGTATTTATATAGTCGGTTCTTCTCCAGCCAGGGCAGATGATTTAGCTGCTGGTGCTGACGCTGCTGGATTCTTTACCTTTGTTGAACAGGGAACTGTCAATGCTGATAATGGATTTGTTTGCACATCTAACAAAGGATCTGCTGTTGTTGGAACCAATAACCTTACTATTGCTCAGTTCTCTGGTGCTGGTCAGGTAACAGCAGGAGATGGATTAGATAAATCTGGTAATACACTTTCTCTTGATCTCAAAGCAAATGGTGGACTTGTTATTGAATCTACTGAAGTTGCTGTTGATCTTGCTGCTAGTTCTATAACAGGAACACTTGCTATAGGCGATGGTGGAACGGGTGCTACAAGTGCAAGTGCAGCTAGAACCGCTTTAGGATTAGTTATTGGAACGAATGTTCAAGCCTATGATGCAGACCTAGATGCGTTATCTGGTTGTCAATCTGGTGCAGCAGCAGCTTTAGCAGCTTTAACTTCAACTGAGGTAGCAATTCTTGACGGAGCAACAGTAAGTACTGCTGAATTGAACATTATGGACGGTGATACATCTGCAAGTTCTACAACTTTAGCAGCAGCAGATCGTTTAGTAACTAATGATGCAGGAACTATGAAACAAGTTGCTTTATCTGACCTGGTTACATTTTTAGAAGATGAAAGTGCATCTAGTTTCAATATAGACGGTGGATCTTATTAAATTTAGCTATTAGGAGGCAAGGCCAATGGCTAATACAATTAAGCTAAAAAGAGGTTCTGGTAGCGATCCAAGTGCTAGTGACTTAGCTGTTGGAGAAGTTGCGATAAGAACTGATGAAGGTAAGCTATTTACCAAAAAAGATGATGGTTCTGTTGCAGAAATATCGGGTGGTGGAGGCGGTGCTACTGGTGGTGGTAGTGACAGAGTATTTTTTGAAAATGCTCAGACAGTAACGACAAATTATACAATAGGCGATACATTTGGAGCAGCCTGTAATGCAATGGCAGCAGGTCCAATAACTATAAATAGTGGTGTAACTGTCACTATCAACTCAGGAGAAGTTCTTACTATCGTTTAATTTATGAAAAGTATTATTGAAAAACAAATTCTTGAATGGAAAGAAGAACTTGCAAAACAAATAAAAACTAAGGATCAAGCAGAAAAAGTATTAATGGAAGCAAATAAGGCTATTTTAATGATTGAGGGTGGGATACAGGCGAAGGAGATGTTATTGAAGAAGATCGAGCAAGAATCCCTGCCAACAGGTACAGTGGAGCTAGGCCAAGAATCAAAGCCAAAGTCATCAAAGTAATTGGCACACTAAGTTTTAGGAGGATTTCTTTAATCATGTTTCAAAAAATTGCTAACGTTTTAAGTATTGTTTCTTTTCTTATGGTAGCTTCCATGAGTGGTGGAGCGTACTTGGGCTACAAATATGTAACATCTGAGAATTTTAAGGCTCAAGTTATGAATGAAATTTTAGGAAATGTACAGGGTGCTATGCCAAAAGTATTAGACAATGTTATGCCTGATGTTACAGGCTCATCTATACCTTTACCTAAAAAATGAATTGTTATTGGTGTGATTCTGAACTAATACCAAGTGGGGATATTGATGTCGATGAATCTATGGGAACTTTATACCCTGAGTTTTCTGTAAGAACTAATTTAAGCTGTCCCAGGTGTTATTCAGAAGTAGAAGTTTTAAAGAAGCGAGATGCCTACGATTGACATACCTCGTTTTCAGATAAATGAGATTCAAATACACGAAATACCAATATGGAAGTTCAATAATCCAGTAGTAAACTACATAAATAAACCTGTTGTAGATATTCCAGGTTGCGTAAGAATTCATCGAAATAATTTAACTAGCCTTATTGATAATCCCAAAGATGAATATGGAACTTATACAGAATGTGGTAACTTCAGTATTCCTAGTTTTGAACCTTTGGAGTATAACCCCAACGAATTTAAGTACACGCAAGCCGAAACCCCCAATCAAACAGAAGAGTTTGTACCAGAAACAGTAGAACCTCCAAAATACGAACCAAAGAAAGAAGAAAATAAACCACTGTTTGTTGCCTGTCCTGGATCTAAGGATTTAAGAGTAGGCGATTATCGTAACGAATTTAAACTGGAGCGTGTTGTAGGGCATGAAAGAAGCGAAGATGGTAGTAAATGTATAACCTTGTATGAAGACGTTAAATTCATCGAGCAATACATACCGAATCCTCCACAGCTTGTTAGCACTGCTCTCATTGCTAGCGTTGCTGCCACTACTCCACTATTACTTAATGTCATAAAACCTCTAGTAAAAAATTTATTTAAAAAGCTGACAAAGAAGAAAAATAAAGTAGAATAATTATCCGTAGATAAGTGTAATACCCGTGACTTATCTACTGACCTATTTTTAGTTCGTGAGTGTGCGGTATAACTTGATTAGGTTTTGGAGCGATACGAACCCCGTCACATAATTTTGCGTATTGACTTTTGGGATCGAAGTATATACCAGCTAACATCAATTCTCCGCAATTTTTTAATCTTGCGATTTCATAATTAAGCATCTTTGCATTTAATTCTTGTTTTTGTAATTTTATTTGAGTATTTGCAGCATCAAGACAAGAGTTTTGAAATCTACTATCTAATGGAATATTAAATGTAAGTGCTACTCCAAAGTTAAGTCCTAAAGAATCTTTGTTACCACTATAGTTTTCCTGATAGTACAGTATGTTCCCTGGATTATCTGGAACGTTATCATTGTTAGCATCTGTATTGTCGTAAACAGGAGTATGGTAGATGTAATCCTGTGGCCTTCTTTGGTTATATGTTGTGGTGACAAAAGGGCTAATACCCATCTGTGGGCCAGAGCAGACTATCCCATTTCCATATTGATTTTCTACCATTGGGCCACCTAATACTTGAGTGGCGAAGTTTGATACGCTTGATGAACTTTGAGCTACAGGAGCAGCCGTATTGCTAGTATTAGCAAATACAGGATTACCTATAAGACTTATTGCGAGAAGATAGTTGTGGTATCTGTGACGCTTGTGCTTTCTATGGTTCGGGTTATATCGGTTACAGATTCCATTCCAGGTGCTTGATAAACTTCTGTAAATTGAAAGGCATCTCCCTGATTTGTTTGAGTCCAATTTGGTCTTTGATCTAGATTTAATCCCTGCCATGTATGAGTAGTTCCGTTTATAGTTTCGCTAACAGTTGTAGCTGCTGGAGATATAGAAGATCCATCATGCTGTATTCCTGATCCTGTAACTGAATACAAGAACCCAGAATTATATTCTGTTGTTCGTATAGACTCTGTAATAATTGTGGAAGTTTCTGTTCGACTTGTGGAACTTCCCTGCGTAAAATTAGGTATAACTGG